GCAATAGGCCGGATTGTTGTTCTTGTCATACATATAGGTGAGTAGGTTCTCTGATTTGAAGAGTTCTACTATGTTATTCGACAATTTCTTGCCACTAATTTCCTTTGTGTTAATAATTTCGTCGATAATACAAGAAGTATATTGAACATGGTTCTCCTCATTACATTCTATATCAGTTATATCAAAAAATAGAAACAGATCTCCATCAGACGTTTCAATATATCCCTTATACCGTTCATATTGTAGGACACTATCATTATTAACATTTTTTTCAATGTATTGAGAACCTAATACAAACAAAGGGTCGGCCAAATAGTCGTTTTTGGAGGCATTTTCTTTTGTGTCTAGGTTCTCGTCGTCGGTTATTTCTTTTGTATTTTGGATTTCATTTTCATTGATATCCTCGTTAGGGAGGATATATTCCTGATCTTCTTCTAAATCTTCATTATCGCCCATATTTTGTTGTCGGTGGTGAGATACATTCGGGAATAGTAATACTCCGTCTACTTCACTTAGTAGATATGTCACATATGGGAGTTTGGTTTCAGTATTAATAGTGTACATACATACAGATATCTGTTTGTTATTCAAATAATCATCATCATGGTTAAATTCTTTGGACAGTGGGTCATCCGTTAGATAATTATATGTAACGTGTTCCTTATCACCTACCTCGTCAATTTCATCGTACTGTGGTTCATTTTCATCTAGATGATCGATTTCTACGTTATGCTCAGTTCTAGTCAACGGTCGCGTTTTTTTCATAAATTTGTTTAGAATTAGTTCTCGCGAATCAATGCTAGTCGACATTGTATACATTATACGTCAATATTATTACAAGCACAATCTACTTATAATAATAATATAAAGACGTTTCGTGTATACTACATAAGTAGAAGAGTTATATAGTTTGGTATTACCAAATTACTAGTTTCTAAATGTCAGAGCACAACCACGAGGATACCGGTTCACTTATGAGTGAAGGAGAATTTCAGCAACCATATGTAGAGGATGATTATTCGATTGCAAGTGAGAGCACAGTCAAGTCAGAGAAGCTCATGCCTGCTAGAAAAAAGCAACGAAATTACATGGATGCATATAAGTTGAACGACAAGTCTTATCATAAGCTATATCGTCCAGGGGGTGACAAGAATGATAAGGTCGGCGTTTATTCAACGAATTCAACACCAGGGTCGTTGATCCGCGATGCAGTTACAGGAGCAACACATTATCTCCATTGTGTTGGCAGCCATTATGAAGATTTGTATTTTAAGACGGGGTTTGCAACAGGAGAGTTTGGAAGCGAAACAAAGACAATGTTTTTTGACAGTCCAGAACAATACGAGAGACATTTGAATGCAACGGTTTCTCAGAGAAACAAAACCACTTGGACAAATAAGTTTGCTGCTGCTCGCGATTTGTTACACGGGGAGTAAAGAAATCAAATGGATTTAGGAATATGATCATAGTGTTGTAAAAAAATATAATTATTATATAAAGATGTACGACACACCTATACCTACAATAAATTATGTTATGGTTACTATTACCGCGTCTGTTCTGGCATATGCAACTATGATGGATAATAAAAATGAAAAAGAGGATGTGTCACCAACCAATGATATTCCTACATTGGTAGAACCGGAGCCTGAAACTGAAACTGAAACTGAAACTGAAACTGAAACTGAAACTGAAACTGAGAAACCCATTATCTTATCGGCTATTGGTGGAAAACATACAAAGAAAAATAAGAACACAAAAAGAAAGAGTTCAAATAAAAAGAAAATGAATAATAAAACGAGAAGTAAAACATCACGAAAATAAGATCATAATAATAAAAACTGGTTCGGTCCGATATGACCACATTGTTGCAATACACATATATTGCAACAATATGCATTTAGCTGATATACACTAAACCATTACACCCATCGTCCTCTACATGTCGGACACGGAATATTGCCACGATGTAGATGCACCGCACACGTTATACATGTTTGATGACCACAACGAAAGACAATTTTATCTGTCTCGCCTAATTCTTCCATACATACTGGGCAGTCTTCTGATACTACTATTGTATCTCTATCATTTCCCCATTTCAATCCCAACCGTAAAGCATGCGTATCACGATCCAATCTATTTTTTTCTCGTCTGATATTGTCACTTTGTCGTGTTCGTTCTTCTAATAATCGACGATATTCAACCGGGTCTTCAAGTGCTAATTCACGGTCTTGTTGTTCCTGCTGTCGTTCTCTTTCTTTCTGACGTTCTCTTTCTCCACGTTCTTGGTCTTGTTGTCGTTCTCTTGCTTGCTGTCGTTGTCTTTCTAGTCGTTGTTCTCTCAATCGCTCAGCTTGCCGGAAGTTATCAAGTTCAACCATTCTTTCTTGATTTCTTCTTGCACGTTGTAACCGTCGCTCGTCAACGCGCCAAGGTTGCAATGCATCCTTTAATTTATAGGTTTCCATATTACAGTTATAACGTTCCCACTCCTCCAAGCATATTTTTCTTACAGCTCTAACATTATTATCATATTCTGACTTTGTAGCATCTAAAAAGACGAATTCATTTTGTTCATTCCGCATATATTTCAAATGTTTGTATAAATTTCCTGGACGTTGATTGCGTTCTAATACAACACTGTTTACACGTCCTACGCGAACTAGATTTAATAGATGTAATGTATAGGATATATTATATTTTGTTGCTTCTAACATGTGAGGATTTTCAGATAACACAAGGTCTGGATCACTATTGAAGATCTTGAAACATATATCAATGACATTTGTTTCGCAACGAAGTATATTATGACCTTCAATGCGACAATAGCTACACTTTACCATTAGATAATAGTATTATCAGGTAGGTTACTTACTTACTTACTTATACATGTTTTTATGTGAGTTATCAATTTGTTTTCAATTTTTTTATTGTTATGCATCAAGAGTATAGGTGACATGTACAATTAGAGATCATCAAGAAGATCCAAGCAGGTAGAGAAAAACATTTTTAGTTTAGTCTTGTCTGCGCCACCGATTGCTTCATCTGGTACATAACTAGTATTCTCTTTTGTATAACATAAAATAGCGGGAACTCCATTGACCATACGTTTCATTTTTAAGAATGCATACAAGTCAACACTTTTGTCGATGTCAACTATAACACATTGTACAGTGTCTGGCATAGAGTGAAACGCAGTCATAACATCTTCTTCGATTACCTTACATGGACCACACCAATCCGCTCCGAATTTAATAAGGAGGAGACCAGGATTGACTTTAAGAAGTTCGGCGAATTGTTTTCTATCACAAAGATCAGTGATAATTGGGAGAGGCATTTCTGTTATATATCACTGAGTTTTTAATTACTTTATCATGTAAGTAATGTAAAAACAATATATCAAAAACATATATATTGAGATTGTATTCTATGTCTAAACGCAATGATGCTCATAATTTAGATATACACATGTATTCTCTGAAAGAGCTATTGGGTCTATTTAATACGGATTATAACATGTCACTAGATGATTTAAAACGAGCAAAGAAGCAAGTGCTCATGACCCATCCGGATAAGTCAAAATTACCAGCAGAATATTTTTTATTTTACAAAAAGGCGTTTGACATTGTTGTAAATTTTTACAATAACCAGAACAGACAAAATCAAGAATTTTCGAGTGAAAATACTACTTACAAACCAAGCAGTGTATCTGATACAAATAAAACAAATACAAAACAGATTTCCAGTGCGATTAATAAATTAGATAAACAAGAATTCCAAGATAAATTTAATAAACTATTCGAAAGCAATATGGTAAAAAAACAGGATAATCATCGTAATGAATGGTTCTCGAAAGATCAACCTGTGTTTGAAAATACCGAAGATGTTAATGCAAAGAATATGGGCCAGGTATTCGATCGGATTAAAGAGAAACAAACCGGTATGGTTCGTTACAAGGGCGTCGAGAACCTCATGGTTAATGGTGGCAGTGGGCATAATATATACGAAGATGACGACGACGATGTCTACGTAACAAGCGATCCATTTAGTAAATTAAAATTTGATGATTTACGAAAAGTACACAAGGACGAGACCGTTTTATCAGTTAGCGAAAGAGACTATGATAAAGTGAAGAAATACAGTTCGGTTGACCATTTTATGAGGGACAGAGGAAGCCAATCATTAACACCATTAGAAAAACAACAGGCGGAACATGTATTGTCATCAAAAGAACAACAATACAGAGAACGTATGATGAACAAGGAACACATATCCAATCTACAAACAATACAATATGCAGAAAAGAACAAGAATGTATTATCACACTTTATGCGGCTGACTAATGGTTAAATGCTAACCTAGGTTTTCGCTTAAATAACCAATCCTTCTCTAAATCTAACATAAGACTACCATAATTTACGTCTTTCTCTTCAACATCACTATAATTTTCATATTGTATTGTAGTAAGAGGTGTTATTATATACCAAAAATATTGTAGTTGTAGGTGTTTCCAGTAGACATCTAGGGCATATTGTCGTTTATTCGCAGGATCTTTAAGCAATAGTTTTAATCCGGTTTTAAAATTATCGATTAATGTGTCATACATGCCTTGTTTCACAATGTATCCCGTGGTGGTCTGGCAATTAAAAATACGACTACAATAATCGTGTGTCTTTTGAAAAGGAGGAGCATTATTACCACTTATAATAAGAATATCCCAGTTGATTTTCTTATTATTATGAAACTTGGTAATATTTTCTTTTAATATATCTGGTTTCAAAAAGGTAATATCGTCTTCACATACAAACACCTGTTCATACTTACGTTCTCTTGCTAATTCTAAACATTTAATATGGCTCATTGTACATCCAATTGCACCGGATTCCATTTTTACAGCATCAACTCTCTCGGACTGAATATTTAATTTTTTAAATTCGTCAAGTACATGTTCTAACCGATCCGTGCGGCTTTCTAGATTAATGAAGAGGGTATTTTTGAACAAATCCATATGTAATTAGCCTAGTTCAAGTATGTATATATGTTACATCATTTTGCTTTATATACTTTCATCACCACTTTCTACGGTTTCGACTACTACGTTATTCGATGCATGATAATTGGTTTTTTCATCATGTTCTGGTGATTTACTGGGAGCAACTAGTGGTTGCTTGTCTAGATTATCCTTAGAAACAGGCAATTCTGTGGGTTTGGAATTCAAGTGAACACTTATATCAGCCAATTGTTTTGACATTTCTATAATTAATGTGCGCAATGACGATATTTCTGTTTGTTGAGAGACAAGCTTATCCAAAATTTCTGAACTGTATTTCTCCTCGACTGGCTTTGGTGTGACATTATCTGGAACTAATTGGATATTCTCATGTAGCGGAGAAGCTGATGTATCTGCGACAACGGGTCTGGATATGTCTGACGACGGCGGTGGATGGAGGCTCATATGTTTTGCTCGTTCATTCATTTGTTCCTGAATTAATTTATCCATATTAGGAATGGCCGCATCAAGTTCCTTTTCCCGAAAATCAATTTCATTCGGTTTTTTATTGTCAAACGAAGATTGATATTCTTGTTTTTTTTCGATAAATTGGTTCTGGTATAGTTGTGCCTTGTTGTTTTCGGGGATGGGAGGAGTTTGTATTGAATTATATGACGGTTGGATATTTTCCGGTGGTGGTTGTATATGAGTGTTGAGAGGAACTTGTGATGGAGCAGACTGCTGACCAGTAGCATGTAAACTTTGTATCATGTGTGTGAGTATTTCTTTGTTCAATTGGTTCAGATCATTTTTATCAATCACTCGATCTTTATGTAAATTGTAAAAATACTCCATTGTAGTTTTAAACCAATCCTCTACTTTAACCTGTGAATTCGTTTGAAAATGTTGTATCACAAACGGATTACTATTAATAATAGTCCATATCAATTGTTGATTTTCTGGATGAACCAACAATGACATTGTATATAAGTATACATCACGTATATTTATATATTTGCATCGTGATAATAATAAATGCATTACTTTGTATGGGTCCTACCAATAATTCGTTTTGTGCGTTTTTGAGATTGCTTATGTTTGACATGAGACTTATTTGGGCGACGTCTTTTGGTACGTTTGCCACCAATTTTGCTGGTTTGGGATACTGGCAATACGTAATGCATAGAGCTTTTCTCAAACTTCAAAAAATCTTCTACATTTATTTTATCATCGTTAATGCCATTTGCAGTTAACCAGTTTAAATATTTTGCCATTTCCATTAAATAATAATCTACCTGGTCGTAGGCTGAAACTAAATCGGTATTCGAATTGTATACAATTTTTATATTACCGATCGTCATGTCCTTAGAAGGGTCGCCATTCGCGTCTTTTGATGGTACTGTATTAGGAAACACCTTAATGCCGGCAGTATACTTATTTACAGCTTTTGGTTCTGGTGGCGGTTTCATTTCATCATTATCATTATTCATACTATAAATTGCTATACTATATTAAATATAGATATTATGTGTTAAAATATATTTTACGAAATTTACTAATATATCTATCTGGGACGCGTTTTGTTTTAAAAAAATGTATTTTGTCATCCAAATTTTTAAAAACAAGCTTATCCGTTTCGCCCGTCAACATAGTAATGATAAAAAATAAAGAGTACATACCACATTCTGTATTACTATATTGATGCTGTATTGGATGGTTTTCATAAAAAGTTAAACTGGATCCTAGGTTAGATGCTTGTTCCATAACCCGTTTGGCGAATGTCTTAATTTCACCGGGAGTTGGATCCCCGGCACTATCCATGTAATAAATTATTTTGTCGTCTATATCAATGTACAATGATACCCAATGAGAACCGGCTTCATCATGTTTATCTAAATTAAATACGATACCAAATTTCGATTTACCACGACGGAGCTGTTTTGCCAAATCAAACTTACATAATTCTTCGGTAACACAAGTGGTTGAGTGTTGTCCGCCAAGTTTAGTATCAAAATCAATTGCACTTGGTCTAATAACACAGAATGTAGGATGACTATCTTCATATTGTCGGAGAACATTATGAATATCATTGGTATTGAGCCAGGTATATGGATTGCTTTTCCAAGAAGCAGGGTGGTCAGGAGCGAATAGGTATTTATCCAGCGTCAATCTCACTGTATTATCGGTAATTAACGCTAACCAACAATCTTCTTTACTACATGTCTTTAATTTGCGTTTTAAACTGGTCCATATTTTAGACGGATTGGTGTATTTTATTTCACTATCTGGATGGGCTAAATTATAATATTCTTTTATCTTCACCAAGACCTCCGGGGTTAAACAACTGTCTCTAAGTATAGTCTTACCCTTCACCGCTGGACTACAATTCATTTTACTTAACGTAGTGGATTTATTCTTTTTGTCATTCCGTTTTGTCTTGTTGTTACTATGTTTCAATTTACGACTTTTTACCATTATACAATACACGGCTATATTTACCCGTGCTAAAATAATTGTCCCTACTACTTTCTAGGAAATCCATGCATAAAATGATTGATATTCTTAGTTTTTCGCTTAATGACTTGACTTCCGCCCCAGAGAGATGTTGTCCCGGTTTCATTATCATAACTCGTTCGAGCAGGTTCCGAATGGGTCTCATCTATACTACCAAACAAGGTATCTTCATCATTTGGATTGTTAGTTGATTGATTTTCAATATCTTTCATTTCGAAATAGTTAATTAGCGTTTTTATGTAATCAGTAAATGCATCATTAACGTCATTGGTTATTTGTTTGGTAGGAGAGGATACAAGTTCTGTTGTCATATCAATGATTTTACGTTTGTATTTATTAATTTGTGACTGAAATTTAACATGTTTTTCATGTTTTACAGGATCAACCTGTGCAATGTATCGATTATAGTGGCTCTTATTCATTAGCAATTCCAAAGTAAGTTTATCAACCATTTCATTTTTTATATGTTTTGGTTCTTCGTTTTGATCTGTATCGTCAATGTTCTCGGTGTCTTCATTTTCAATCATTTGATCCTCAGTATCGGAACTCATCCTTCCTTATATATAGCATAAATTATTTATTCGGCATAACAAACTAAATAGTATTCTAATTTAGTAATCTTGCCGATAAAGTATTTACATCTTAGCAATAATAATGATTATTAAAATATCTTACTATGTTATAATATAACCATGATGTCAAATGTATTAGGTGGTCCATACAATGGATACTCAGGAAAACAAACTGTAACCAGTTACAGAGATGGCGAACATACTACTGCTAGGCGCATATTGCGTAGCGGATGGAATACGGCTTATGCAACTGGACAAGTTAACGGCAAAGATCGTGTGATTACTCCATTTAGAGCTGTAAACAATTTAGGTGATTTCTTATCACGCAAGAACTATGTGTGTGGTGGACCTAACCAGGTAAATGCTAGCAAACCGGGTATGAAAGGACGCATTGGCTCGATCATTTCTGCATGTGACAACAGTGGTGTTGAAGCATCTTCATGCAACCCCAAGTTTGTATCAGATTCCTCTGATTACATTAAGTTCAAGAAGCAGGTGGCAATGAACCGTAACTATAACGACAATAAGCAATAAGCAACTTATTATTCTATAAGTATTGTATATAATAATTATAGACTACCATGTATAGAAAGATGTTTAGTATAAACAACATAAATAATGGTGCATTAACGAGTGATAAAGCTATGCCACAAAAAGATATTACAAGTGACAGTAATGCTAGTTTTCAAATTGGACGTAAAATGTATATAGATACATTGCCTGCGCCAATAATATCTGAAAAAAAATGGATGCCTGCTGCACGTGATGCATCGGATGTAGCAAGACGTAGGCGCATTGCAGCAATAGGAAAGGGCAGTATTAATGAGAACAATGCAACATTGTCATTTACCACTTATCGTGACATAAATACTACGAACGATGCGTTGCGTAGAACCAGAGCGGGAGGTTACGTTGCCCCGGCCAAGAAGAATGCACAAACCATTAACCCAATTACGCCGACATTTTCACCAGCCGTTCCCACTACGGTTATAATTCCGAATAAATACCCCACAATGTACCATTAAATTATTATTATCATAAGTTAGTGTATAGTCGAATAAGAATGAACAATTATTTAGTAGAGTTTCTAGGCACGGCATTTTTTGTATATGTAATATTAGCAACTGGTAATCCATTGGCAATTAGTGCAGCATTAGCATTAATTATCATAATGACTAGTTCTATATCAGGAGGTCATATAAATCCTGTGATTAGCATTGTTATGGCAGCTGCAGGCAAATTGCCAACAAATGAAGTAATCCCATATAGTTTAGCTCAAATATTTGGTGGATTAGTCGCATTGGAACTGTATAAGCGCTATCAGCTATAAGTTGTATGAACAAAAATATGATAATGTAATAATTATCATGTTTATCGTGTTTATCATGTTTATCGTGTTTTATGAAGTAGACGGTATAATGCAAATAATCCTATGAGAGACAATGAACCTACATATACATTCGTAATATAACTAGACATGCCCTTGGCACTTATATTTTCTTCCTCTGCACGCTTAGTTGGGTATTTTATGTTGTATTCCGGTTCCTCTTCAACGATATTCGCGGTATATCCGATTTCATCAAATGCGGATGCATACTGCTCAGGAGAGACATTTAAAGTATCAAATCCATTATTGCCATTATCAACAATCGTAGTAGGCGTTGCGATTGGGTCCTGGTCGGATAATTGTTCAAATGCCTCTTTGCACCCACATCGAGGTTTTGGGTTGATAATGTTCCCAGACTTTCCTAAACTCATTGGAGCAATATCATTAAATAGGTTTGCGACAGGTGTATTGTCAATTTGCTTAAATACCATACTTAATTCAATATATTCTAATATATTGTAAGAAATTATACCGTCAAAATGTTTCGCAATAATTTTCGAGAAAGATATAAAGATAGCACATTACTAATGATATCACAATGTGTGGCATTTTTGCAATTTTGAATGAAGATGGTAGTAACGACCACCTTCCCCAGTCATACATAGAACAGCAGTTCATCAAAGGGCAACGACGTGGTCCTGAGTTTTCTACATTAGATCCAGTAATGATGAACACACTTTTTGGGTTTCATCGACTTGCAATTAATGGGTTAAATCCTGAATCAAACCAACCAATACGTAACAAAAACATTACACTTATATGCAACGGAGAAATTTATAACTATAAAGAATTATACAAGATGATGGATGTGGAGCCTACCACCGGTTCAGACTGTGAGGTAATTATTCATTTATATAGAAAATATGGAATTGAACAAACGCTAAAAATGATTGACGGTGTATTTGCATTCGCATTATTAGATAATAGAATACATGGTGGTAATTGCAAATTGTATATTGCTCGTGATCCGTATGGCGTTCGCCCTCTATATTGGTTACATCCAACCAAACGAGGTAAGTCTATGAGATCACCAGTTTTTTCATTTGCGAGTGAATTAAAAGTGTTATATGGCATACACAAGAAGATAACCAATCCAATTAATTCTAATTATATAATTGAACAATTCAGACCAGGTAGTTATATGCAGTTTACTCAACCGTTTACAATGGTCGCACAATGGAGAATGGTTGAACAAATTGATTATCACAGACAGGGTTTTCATAGTATAATGTTTCAAGACAACCACCAAATTGAAGACGTATATAAGAATATACAAACGTATTTAACCAATGCTATACGAAAACGATGCATTGCAACGGAGCGACCCATTGCTTGTTTGTTATCTGGTGGGTTGGATAGTAGTTTGATCGCCGCATTGGTGAACGAATACCACAAAGAACACAATCTACCACAGTTAGAAACATATAGTATTGGACTAGAAGGGGCATCGGATCTAGATTATGCAAATGAAGTAGCAAAGTATCTTGGAACAAAACATACCACTGTCGTATTAACAGAAGACGATTTTTTAAAGGCTATACCCGAGGTAATTGCAAGCATTGAAAGTTATGATACAACCACAGTTAGAGCAAGCATTGGCAATTGGTTGATCGGTAAATATATATCTGAACACAGTGAAGCAAAGGTAATATTCAACGGAGACGGGTCAGACGAATTGTCTGGTGGATATCTGTATATGAAATGCGCACCGGATTGCATAGAGTTTGACCGAGAATGTCGACGTTTGTTAACTGATATACACACATTTGACGTACTTCGTTCCGATAAATCAATATCATCACATGGATTAGAACCGCGAACACCGTTTTTAGACAGAGCATGGGTAGATTATTATTTATCAATTCCTCATAAATACAGATATACAGGAGATAGTGTCATTGAAAAGCATCTTATACGTAAATCATTTTCAAAAGACTGTTACAATAACAGTAATGGTGATCAATTGTTACCAGACAGCGTTCTTTGGAGGCAAAAAGAAGCTTTCAGTGATGGCGTTTCAAAGGAAACCAGATCTCTATATACTATTATTCAAGAATATACTGACAAAGTAGTAAGAAAGGAACTCGTTGAGATGTTTGACTTTTTTAAACATATCCAGGATCCTTCGTCAGACGACATATCTAAGATACATCCCGACTTGGCATTGATTGGAGAACACTTAATTCCACAAACAACCGAGCAACTATATTATAGGCAATGTTTTGAAAAACATTATCCAGGAATGGGCAAGATTATTCCCTATTTTTGGATGCCCAAGTACGTTACTTCAAATGATTCAAGTGCTCGATCTTTGGAGATATATCATAAGAATGACCCAGGTCAAGACATGAAATAAATCATTTACACTAAAAAATTCTATAATAATAATCTGCGCGTATTAGTATAGAATGTTTCGTTTTGCGATATATTGTTCACTTACGTTTATTGCATGTATGTTCCATTTAACCGGAACATATTATTTCTTACATGCTGCGATGCACAAGACATTTTTAGCTATATTAGCAACCTCCATATCATTAAATGCCGTTGCAACCATCATTCGTGTGCCAGCGAATATCTACTTAGGAGAGGGATTGTCATTGGTGTATATGGAAATGTTATACGTATTTCTCTTGTTTTTAGCAACAATGATATACAGCGTTTTCATATTACACGAGCAGGTTGAACTACATACGTACATAATCGCAGGGCTAATATTTGGACTATTCATTATCAATAAGCAACTCTCAATGAAACTACGGAATTAGAAATCAGCAGTGAATTCGAATACATCTGCATCCACTGTTTTGTTTGCAAGAGCATATTCCGAGTTTGTACGTTCAAAGAAATTAACCTTTGATTCGACACTAATCAATTCCATGAAATCAAACGGATTTTGCGAATTATACATTTTATCGTAACCCAATTGTAGGCATAATCGGTCAGCCACGAATTCAATATATTGTGTCATTAGTTTGGAGTTCATGCCAATCATACGACAAGGAATACTTTCAGTGATAAACTCCTTTTCAATATCTACCGCCTCCTTTACAATTTCGTACATACGTTTCTTAGATATCTTCTTCTCTATTTTTGAATAGAGTAAGATTGCAAATTCGGTGTGCAATGCTTCGTCACGGGAAATTAACTCATTTGAAAAGGTAAGTCCGGGCATAAGACCGCGTTTCTTTATCCAATAAATTGCAGCAAATGACGACGAGAAGAACAACCCTTCGACCAAAGCAAATGCCACTAAACGAGTTGCGAAATTGCTTTTTTCATCGTCTAACCATTTCTGTGCCCATTTAAACTTTTTGGTAATACAGGGATAATTTTGAGTTGCCTGGAATAATTTGGTCTTTTCCTCCTTATCTTTAATATAAGTATCAATCAATATGCTATACATCTCTGAATGGATCGTTTCAATCGCAATTTGAAACGCATAAAATGCACGAGCCTCGGACACTTGTACCTCATTCATGAAGCGTGTACCTAGGTTATCCATTACTAATGCATCACTGCTAGAAAAAAAAGCCAATATCATCTTTATAAATTTTTGTTCGTCCTCTGTTAAGCTGTTCCAATCATTCAAATCCTGTGCCAATGAGATTTCTCCTGTATGCCAGAAAGAATCTATGGAACGTTTGTACATATCCCAGATGTCATTGTATTGTATAGGAAACATCACGTAGCGGTTATCGTCTGGTTGCAGTAAAGGCTCAGTCATAACAGTATTGTCGGACATTAGTTGTCTAAATAATATAGTGTTCAGATTTTTATTTCATTTATTAAATTATATTATCGGTTAGATCTACATACAATATAATTATTATGTTTGCATGAATGCAGTTTAATAGGATATTTTGTTATTCGTCGACTATTATTATTACCATTTCATTTAGCAGAAACCGAATATTACTAATTAGCACAGCATAATCAAGCCACAATATAAATAGATCATGATATGTACTGGTAGACTGATCGTAATAATATCATATTTTTTTTCGTTCTGTAATATAGTAATAGGTATGAAGAACAATTCTAGACACATCATGGATGCTATTGGTGACGAACCTCAACATGATTACAAAAAACGAGGCCGTAAGCAGAAGAAGAGCAACCATACAGAGTTGTTAAACGAATTTAGTAACGATATTGAAAACGAAACTGGATATGCAAAACAGCGGGCTTACTATGAGAACCTACACCATTTATCCAGCAAAGAACAATCAATATTCGAAAATAAGTTTACTACACCAAAAAATGACAGCCAAACCTATTATGCAAGCCTATTAAAAAAGAAAGCAAAGAAAATTGTCGTTGCAACTGGTCCAGCAGGAACAGGCAAAACCTTATTTGCAACAGAAAACGGAGTAAGAATGTTTTTAACCGGACAATATGAGAAATTAATATTTACTCGTCCATCGGTCAGTGTTGATGAAGATTTGGGTTATTTGCCGGGAACCTTGGAAGAGAAGATGGCACCATGGGTGCGGCCAATATACGATGTACTATATAATTTTATTACACCAAAAGAGGTCACGCAATTAATGGAAGATAAGATAATTGAGATCTCCCCACTTGGATATATGCGTGGGCGGACTTTTAAAAAGTGTTGGATTGTAGCGGATGAAATGCAGAACTCAACTGTTGCACAGATGAAGATGTTAATGACGCGTTTAGGTGAAAATAGTAGATTAGTTATAACGGGTGATTTAGAACAATATGATCGTGTGAACGAAACCAATGGTTTAGAAGATTTTTTAAGTAAATTCAAAGGAAAACGATCGTCTAGTATTTCTAGTATTGAGTTTTACAAAACAGATATCCAACGAGAAGAGGTAGTCAAAGAAGTATTAGATATTTATGGCGGAGATATACCAGTTGACTATACAAACGAAGATGAAGGTGACGAGGAAGATAAAGAGAAACAAGAAGATAATTGATAAAACAATAGATTAATTTCGTTGCTTATTTTATAGTAGTATGCCATCCAAGATTTCTTTACCAAAACTTAGCAAGATGAAGTATAATTTTGCACCACTGCTTCAAAACAAAGTCGTTTTGTATACGTTCCTGGCCATGACCATTGTTCAGGTGGCATTTTTCGCAAACAATCGTGATATGGCAGCTCTCATTACACTGGGTCTAGTGGGATTTATTACATCATTTTTTAGCAAGAATATGATCGTGATATTATGCGTAGCCTTAACCACAACAAGCATATTAACCTATGGTATCAAGAAAAACACACATGAGGGTCTTGAAAACCAGGAAGACACTGCTGAGGACGCAGATGGCGAAGGCGATAATGTAAATGATGATGAAGGTGAAGATGCAGGTGCCGTCGATGAGAAGAACGAAGACAATAAAAAGAAGAAGAAGATGGATGATAAGAAGAAGTCAGAGGATGCCAAACCCAAGACCGACGATACAGAAGGCGAAAAGAATTCTGCGGAGACATCTGACAAAACAAAGGATGAGAAGAAGCAAGAGTATGATAATCTTAAACAAGAGTACCCTGAGTACAAAGAAATCCAAAATGAAATAATGAAGGGCATAGAAAAGATGGACCCATTATTGCAGAAAGCAGAGGCATTTATCAACAAGTACTCTGAATACAAATCGAATTAAGCACGTTATTGGATACTTACACCGTTATAATATATGTTCCAGTATTATATATTATAAATAAATCACTATGTTTGGAGCAATATCTCGATTTATAAAAAGGGTTGGAAAATTATTTGCTGCTATTTATCACATTGGAGTTGGTTTGGGTCAAATAGTGGGTGGCGTTGGACGAGAATTAGGAGAAGCCCCCATCGGTATATATTACTTATGGGTAAATATAGTAGTTTTTGCACAAACTTTATGGGTATTTGCGATTACCAACTTAAATTGCGCGATGCGAATGTTAAACAATGCAGCTTATTGTATATTCTTTTACATTTTAGATGTAATAGGGCAAATATTCTACTTAATACCTAGTCTCCTCATTTATATATTGGATTTAGTCGGTTTGCCTGCCAAACAATGGGAAAACGATTTATGGGAGTTTCTTGAAATGGTTGATAGATACAGTATGGATTATATCGGCATACACCTTATTCATTTCCCTAAGTCAATTCGTGATACATGTTTCACATGTCGCCGATTGAAACCGACTGCATTCTTATCTAAGGTAAATACTACGGTTCAACAAATCAAGAACCCCATAATCCCACTATTGACTGGTGGCATTGGACAAATGTACGGAGGATTAGTTCGAATTAAAGACGCACTCTCTTTTTAATCATTGATGGGGATCAATAATTTATACCATTTAGTATATACACCACACAATATGCCTAAGAAGTGTGCACCTGGCGTGATATGTATTGAAAACGTAACCTTGTTGATTTTGCTCATCGCTATATCCATTGGATTATACCTATATTACAATCAAAATAAACCTTTGTCAAGTATAGCAAATAATGGACTAGCATCGAATGACCGTGTTATCATTCTACCTCCAACCGGAATATCATCACGTCGCGATCCAGTACATGACCCATATGCCCCGCCGTTGAAAACGAATGGATACTATCATCCGCCTGATACTAGTGATATTCGCGGTATGCCACATACTGGTGGAATTCCGGTGAATATTCAAACGCGCGGATTGAATACAAGTTACCAACAAGTTGGTATATTAACGAGAAACAATGCGACAGATGATATGATACTTCCTTTAATGGGTAGAAAAATAATGAGTGGACGAGACAAATGGCAGTATTTTACAATGACTAATACTGGAAACCTAAACACAAAGCTACCAATAAGTGTAAACGGAAAAAGTTGTACAGGCGAGTATGGATGCGACGATATCAATAATGGAGATGTCGTCTATGTAGAGGGATACAAGGATACCTTCAACGTAACAATGTATGAGAACAATCTGTTCAACTACATTCCAAACCTTTAGTCAAACATACTGGGTTTGATGTAAACTATATTATATTATTAGTTATATATAATATAATGTCAAAGGAGTTTGAAACTGACCAAAATATCCGGTATGAGAATAAACTCAAATATGATTACGTTGGGAGTAACATTAATAAATATGAAATGAATGTCCCAATAGATAAGACCAAACCGTTAGATATGACATTTTTTAATGGTACTACTGAACCGAATATTGTTTATACACAAGATGGATCCAGTTTGGCATGTTTCCACAAGAAGATCTATGTATACAAGTTATTACATAATAACATTAAAAATATTACAACTGACGATAATTCAATAGTTGGCGAGTTAGTGATTGAACATACACCCTCAGGTGACAGTAGCGACAAGCATTATATGTGTATTCTATTAAAACATGCATATCGTGCAACTCAAACGAACAATGATGTGGATATATTATTAAATTTTAAGAACCAAGATACAATGGTAAATACAAATATTGAGTTGAATAAAATCCTGCCCAAACAAGACAAATGTATTGTATATAAAAGTGAAAATGCAAATAATAAGAATAAGAATACGGTATACATATTCACCACACCCATTGAAATAAACGACAAGTCCAAAGAAATAATACAAGGTTTTGTCAACTCTACCGACCTGTTTAAAATTAGTCACGATGACAATGCCAGTTACGACGTATTGCCTGCTACAAATATATCGCAAAGCGGTAACGAAGAGATCTATATAGATTGTAATCCTACCGGAGAATCGCAAGAGGAAATTGATACGTATAATATTCCCATTAATAGTCGCATGAATACTCAACAACAAGAAACTAGCACTATGAAAACGGCTACTAATTTTGCTATATTCACCATGTACTCACTCTTGCTCGCAATGGTGTTACCGGTGTTGTATAAAGAAACCGCAGTAAAGGCGGCAATAATGGCTCAGGAGGTAACTAGTGCAATCAGGATGCGAAGCATTGATAGCATGATTGTTGTTACACTTCTACTCGTCGTTATCGCATTATTTGCGTATGGATTTGGCAAAGATAACTATACACTTATACTATCTGGATCGGTGATACTATACACAGCGATAGCAACCGGCACTATCTTGTCTATTAAGAAAGACAACAAAGAATTCATGTCGGTTGGCGATAAAACAATCGAGTACAAAGAAGATGACAAATCATATTTTGATATTAATGATATAGGGGGGATGTTTAAATCACTTGTGTCATTCATATCCACAAGCAATGTGATCGCACCGATTGTATCATTATCTGCTGTATTTCTACTAGTATTGTATCTAGTTCATTATGCAGACGCGTTCTTTGACTTTTGGGCGACTTTTGGGGCAGGAGAAGCCATTTTGATTATGGTCGTTGTTCTCGTTCAATTGTATTTGAAAATGCAGAAAGCCTAGTCATTTGTAAACTTATAGTAATAATATCATTATAAGTTTATTGTGGATGTAACTTAATACATAGACGCAGTGCCAATCTTTTCAGCAACAGGTTTAAACGATGTTGTGGTGTAAACGCTGACGTCACTGTGTCCAACGGGAGCCATTTGTTCAACGACATCTTCTTCAAGGGACCTTGCCTTGGTAGGGTTCATAGCTTTCATTTGAGCGTCTTTCTTGATTTGACTAGGTGTATAACGAACTAATTCGGCACGTCCAGTAATATTGCTCGTTCTGCGCAATAATTCATACGCAACGAAGATATACAAAATTGCTACCAGGGGGTTTGCATTGAAAAATAGGTAGATGGCTAGGATAAACATACCTAACATAGAGAGAGGGGCATCAACAAATGGTGTCAACATCTCAGGGGTTTGTACAGGTGTTGCAAGATAAAAAGCAAATATAACTAAAATAGATACTTCTAAGTTGGACAGCGACTTTAACGTAGACTGAATGTTCATGCTATTATATTATAATATACTATTATATTTTTCATACGATCTCACTTATTGCAAAATTGAAATATCCTAAATACTATGTTAGGAATAATATATAGCTATATCACAGACATTTATAATGAACCGTTTCTCAAAATACAATGCCAAATCAAAATCCAAGAAAAAGATTGATGTTTGTATGAACCTTACTGACGATTACAAACAGATTGTATCGAATGCCTCTTACCTAGGAAAAAAGGGGTATACGATACCGAAAAGTGTATTGACCAAAGAAGATGAAGATTATTTACGTAAAGAATTGTTCGTAAAACCAGAGGTTGCTGGTGCCAACTATGGTAATGCAGCAGACGAGGAAGGTGCATTTCCCGTATATCGCGAAAATACAAACAAAATATATCTACCTCGATTTTATGGAATTACTCGTTATGGTCTTCCTAGTCGTTCAGAAATTGAAGAGGGTCATGATATAGATGTTACATTCACCAACTCATTACGAGACTATCAAACCAAAATTGTTGGAGTATATACAGATTATGTAAATACCCCTATATGCACTGGTTCGGATATGACTGGGTCGGGTGGTATACTGGAAGTTCCATGCGGCAGAGGTAAGTGCCTCGGGTTGGATACACCAATATTAATGTATGATGGTACTATCAGGCCAGTTCAAGATGTAAAAGTTGGTGATGTAATAATGGGAGATGATTCAACTCCAAGAAATGTGTTAACTCTTGCGCGTGGTAAAGAGATGATGTATAAAGTAATCCCTGTGAAAGGAGACCCGTATATAGTGAATGAAAGTCATATATTATCTTTAAAGTACACTTCCTCTTTGAATAACCATACACCCAAAGGAACTATTCGTGATATTTCTGTATTAGATTATTTAGATTTACCGAAATCATATCACGAGAATGGTGGCGTTCTGGTTGGTTATCGTGTTCCAATTACGTTTCCTAAAAAAGATGTGAATATTGAACCCTATTCACTTGGTTCTTGGTTAGGTGATGGGCAATCAATCTCTGGTAAAATAATAGACAATAAACGATTTCCAAATACGTTTGTAGAAAAGTTACGTTCCTATAATTTAATTAATAATAACCATATTCCCCAAGATTATAAAAGTAATGACCGTACCGTGCAATTAGAATTACTTGCGGGGATAATAGATACAGATGGTTATTATCACGACAATTGTTACGAAATAACACAAAACAATGAAACGTTAGTAGATGATATATTATTTATATCACGTTCATTAGGATTTGCCGCATATAAAAGCGTATGTAATAAATCGTCTATGTATAAAGGCGAAAAAAAAGAAGGTACATATTATAAGGCAATCATTTCAGGACAAGCACTTGAAGACATACCAGTAAAATGTCCAAGAAAAAAGGCATCACCAAGAAAACAAATAGAAGACGTATTAAATACGAGAATACGATTGGAAAAATTAGAGGTTGATGATTATTATGGGTTTGAAATAGATGGAAACCGGAGATTTGTATTAGGCGATTATACAGTTACGCATAATACTATTATGGCATTGAATATAATATCAACACTAAAAAAGAAGACCCTAATTATAGTTCATAAGGAATTTCTGATGAACCAATGGATAGAACGTATAAACGATTTCTTGCCAGGAGCGAAAGTGGGTAAGATACAAGGTCAAATATATGATATTGAAGGGAAAGATATTGTAATAGGAATGGTCCAAACTTTATACAACAAGGATTTCCATACCAATGCATTTACATCATTTGGTATGACTATTATAGATGAAGTACATCGCATAGGTAGTGAACAATTTTCCAGAACATTATTTAAAACAATCACACCATACATGCTTGGTATCTCGGCGACTGTTGATCGCAAAGACAACCTTACCAAATTATTATATATGTTTATTGGCGAGAAGATTTACAATGAAAAACGAGAAGACGATGATATGGTATCTGTTCGGTCTATTCATTATACCGCTAATGACAGTGAATTCAATGAAGTAGAATATGACTATCGCGGTAATCCTAAATATAGTACCATGATTACAAAATTATGTAAATATGGACCACGTAGCGATTTTATCATAAGAGTGGTCAAGGATTTATTAGAAGAGGATAATGAAAAACAAATAATGATATTGTGTCATAATCGGTCACTTTTGACATATTTGTATGAAGGCATTTCACATAGAGAACTAGCGACAATAGGTTATTATGTTGGTGGAATGAAACAAAATGCGTTACAAGAAACGGAACAAAAACAAATCGTACTAGCCACTTATGCAATGGCTGCCGAGGCACTTGATATCAAAACATTATCAACATTGATTATGGTAACCCCCAAGACGGATATTACACAATCTGTTGGACGTATATTAAGAGTAAAGCATGAAAACCCGATTGTAGTAGATATAGTGGATAAGCATGACATATTTCAGAACCAATGGGCTCAACGACGGCGTTTTTATAAGAAATGCAATTATCGAATACGTCAGATCGGTTCACAAGAGTATAGTGGTATGTCATTGGATTGGTCAACTGATAATACATGGAAAAAAGTATATGATCCTAAGACAAAAACCACAGATACGTCGTTTGACGAAGAAGATAAGTCCTCTTATGTACCACCTATCAAGGGGGTAGATAAAGGCAATTGCTTAATAAATGTATTCTTCGATGACGCATAATTTACTTTCTAGTATTCTTACGCTTGTTGGTCTTACGCTTGCTTGACTTACGCTTGTTGGTCTTACGCTTACTAGACTTCGATTTTTTATTCTTAGTACGTCTGGCACTTTTAGACCGCTTGGAATGACGCTTGCCACCAGCTTGTTCCTCGGGTAATGCAGGTGCCTCTGCGTCAACCTCGTTATCCATAGATGGGGGCATATCACTACTCTTCATATCATTTACAACCTCACCGCTCGATGTGGCAGTGGTCATCTCATTGGGCAACACGGCACCTTCGTTAAAGTCGTTAATCTCGGATCCAGTTCCTGACATTATATAGTATTGCTATATTATATAAAGTGCTAAATTATTAAAAATGAATACCGACGATGATATCGATTATTCATGGAAAATATACAAAAAAACACCCCATAAGGGAGGTGGAACTATAAATAAAATATTGAATATAAATAATGACAAAGACGATGAATTTAGTATTAATGACTACCAAAATGCAATTGCAAATGAACGTATGAAGAGAGCAAATGTAATAAAGACCCGGATTAATATTGCAGATGTACACAGACGTGATAAAATGAACGGCAAGTATGGGTCGAATACACCCGAGCGCATTGAAGCGGTTAAACATCGAGTTATGAAACAACGAGTTGCCCAAGTATTAAATAGTAGGGTACGAAAACAACATAATAGCGTTCATTATATGCGACAACAATTATTAAATACCGGCAACACTCAGTTTGAACCTGATCAGTTAGAAGTAGACAATGATTTCAAGAGTCGTGTTATGACGGAACGCGTAAACCAAGTTGTATCTAGCAACATAAGAAGACATCATAATAAAACACATGAAATGCGCCAATTGCAAATTGCTAGTGGTTTAACCAACCCTAGGAAAGGGAAGAAAGCATGGAATATTAATAGTATCCAGATAAAACAGCCCGAAAACGGGACGAGCTTGGCGAATATTACAATAACAAAACAACGCAGCATTGTAGCCGATGATACATTTGTCGATGATCTATAATTTTGATATATGAACAACTTTTGATCGTCGGTCCATTATGCGCATCGGTACCCATTTTTTGAATTTACGATTAAATATACACTCAAACAATACTGTCTTATTCATATCAACATATTTGTCTTCGTCCATATTCTGAAAATCATCCTCATCGTCACTTTCTTCAATATAATCCAAATTAGTATTCTCGCGTATTTTACGAAATACACCATTTAACAAGACACTTATTTCATAATTTGGTATGTAGGCCACATTATAATACACCCGCTGATTGTTTTTGCCATACGCAAACAAATGATAGATGTCATATTGAATATCGGCAGTTACTTGGAAAATAGTAGGGTACTTATATTGTGGTTTGGCAATGGTCATTTTAATGGGGGTTTGATCGAATATGTATTTTTGAACAGGGATTGTCGGCTGTGACGGGAGTGATACGACCATGCCTTTTCTAGGAATAAAGACATTAACCAGGGGCATCTTTGTTAAAGATGATCTATATTGAATATGATGTATTGTGTATGGCAAATCATTGTTGTACTTATCTGGTAGAATGCACGGATAATTTTTATCATTCTCAGTGAGGTCAACTTTCCAGATTGCCGGTACATGAAAATGAATTCCATTAGATGAATTATTGTCTACATTGGCTAGAAACTTAGAGATAAAAGATAGTTTATTAAGTTGGTTCGATTTATCTAATCCAATCCCTTTGTATGTTAGGATATCTTCTATAATGAATTCTTTCTGAATATTATTCTCGTCACTAATAATGGTACCATACAATAAGGTCCCAATTGACAATTCTGTATCAAATTTCATATTTAAACGACCCCCTCTGACTATTCTTTTTTCGCGATTTACTTCCAATATGTAACATACATCATGGTATTTATCATAGGTAAACCATATATATCCCTTCTTACCATGAGGAATAGCCATACCTATGTCATAATCTGTATAAACTTTCGTATGTGAAATTGTTTCATAAGAAAGTTCGAATTTAGGAAAGCGTGACAGTGCATATTTGATCTGAGGCGTTAGTTGTTCCATTAGATATTTATAACAGATTGTCTCTATATTATTATTATAGTATATTATGCAATATAGGATTGCGTTTCATTCTTCATAAATGACATAAGTTCGTCATTCATACGCTGTTTATCTTCATCTGAATTGAATAATATTTCCTGCGTGTCTATATCTATTTCATCTTTGTTCGCCGATAATTCATCATCCGTTTTCTTGTACATATTATCTCTGAAAATATCCTGGTATTTTTTCAACTGCGTATTGACTAAATATTTAGTTTTTGGTTTGGTATACCTCTCCTTTATAGTATCCCATCCATATTGAATTCCGTATATTATCAGGACAAATATAATAATTTTTAAAATGAAAAACAATACATCAATTACAAACATTCTATACTATCTGATCATATAGATTTTTTATTAGATAAACGTGAACTAATTCTAATTATGCAAAACAATATAAATACTTGTTACCAGTTTATTCAAATTGTATTATGACTAGTTATCTGCTTGTACAAAAAGATGGCAATATTAAGCAAATGACTAGCAAAAATCTAGTCGAAGAAGATTTATACAAGAAAGCGGGTTTTCGGTCGGAAAGCGGTTTTAAATGTTATGCAAATTGGCCACTCGATAATGCAAATAAACAAAAATATTCAATACATGTATACGGTAAGACTGACGGACGTGCTAACCAAGAAAATAAATACGAATTTCCTCCCCCAATTGATAATACATTGTTCTTTGGTAGTTGTCTGATAATCAATATGGATGGGAATAATCCAGTTAGCATAACACTGGACGAGTGGAAGACTATATATGAGAAATTGTATGGCGGATTTGAAGATATACATAGCGAAGATGAGAGTGAGAGTGAGAGCGAAGATGATGTGCCAAGAACGAAAAGTGGTTATGCAAAGGACGGATTTATAGTTGATGACGACGACGAAGAAGAAGATGGCGAGGATTTTGACGACGAAGAGGATGATTTCGACGACGAAGAAGATGACGAGGAAGAGGAAACATATAAGAAACACAAGAAGAGACCTGTACGTCTTGTTAAACCTATTATCAAGAAAAAAATAGCTAAGACACGGGCAACAAAAACTGTACCCGAAAACGTTTTTATATCAATTGACGGTTCAATTGATTGTACAAACGAATTATGCGAGGAAGACTATATTGAAGAATAAGTGCGTGGACCAATGTATAGAATACACATTGTATACATTGATAGAAAATTGAAATAAACATATGCCCATATGTATTGTAATAATCAGACATGGTGGTCGTAACAGATGCAATAACATTCAGAAACAATGTATGTAAAAAATTTACAGATATATTAGGGAATAATATAACTGCGATTAACTTAGAGAAGGGTGTATTTAATTATTCATTAAAAGAGGCGTCTAGTAAGAAACTGATAAAGAAGTGGGAGAATGGTGCATTTGTCCAATTGTATTTGGATAGACTTCGGACTATTTATATTAATCTAAAAAACGACGAGGTTTTAACCATGTTGCAAAATAAAGAATTATTACCTCAAACATTTGCAATGATGACACATCAGGAAATGAACCCAACTCATTGGAAGACCTTGCTCGATCAGAAGATTAAACGCGATGCGAATAAATTTACTACAAACATTCAAGCATCTACTGATATGTTTACTTGTAAAAAGTGCAAGTCAAAAAGATGCACTTACTATGAAATGCAAACGAGAAGTGCAGATGAACCGGCTACCATCTTTGTTACGTGTCTCGATTGTGGTAAAAACTGGAAATCATAATTGCATTACATCATTTGGTTAATTTTAGTAAATACAATCTTGTATGCATACAATACCATGCCTGCTACTAAACATATGCCACCTGAATATATCATGGCAAATACTTCATCATTTGTATTTTTTATTCTAAACATGATGCCGTCATCCTCTTCTTCTTCATCCTCATCCTCATCCTCATCCTCATCCTCATCTCGTGATGTGCAGTCTGTATATTCGGTAATCAATAAATTATCTAACATAGTGGCAACAGTTTCCTCCGAAAATGCGGTAATGCTAGTTATTTCTTCATCGCAACGTTTGCATAAAATGTGATCACTATTTTCGTTCTGGTTTGCACGTATGTTTCTGAATATGCAGTCACTGCAATAAGTATGGTTACAGTTGGTAGATATCATATTGTCTTGATCCACTTCGGTTATGCAGGACGAGCATCCATATCTAATATTAGAATTATCTCGCCCTAGTATAACAGAAATATTATAGTCTGTATTCGCTGGATGGTTGGCATATAAATTTGACCGTATATCCACAAGACTACAATCGTTTTGATTATCTGTCTCTCTTATAAACTCACTTAGTTTATTTGCAAAGTAATCAATTTCATCAAGGTTCATGTTGTTAATTATATAGACAAGTGTATTTTGATTGGATTTATATACATCTACTAATTTTTCAACAACTTCGTTGGCAGTTAGCTTAGTTAAAGAGGAAATGTTATATTTGTACCCTAAAATATGCAATTCTGGCTCACTCAGGGTTTTTAACTTATGGATTAAATACTCTGAATTCATGTCAGCTTTCCAATCAATTGCAGCGATTTCATCCATATGCTCGTTCAATAATTGTATTGATGGGTCATTACATCGATTTATACGATGACCTTCGTCTAAACAATAAGAACAGTGAATAATGCGTGGTTGCTTCGTCATTAAAAAATATATATACAGCTTTTTATATGTATTTTTTACTATTTCTACTATTTCTACTATTTCTACTTATACCAATACTTCTAGATCGATTAGTTTCCAATACTCACAACCACCGTTTGGTAAAGGGCGCTTCACAATAAATGGTATTTTCTTTTCTTCTAATTCCTTTAATGCAATTAAATACCCGTCCACAATTGTTTCATCCACTTCTACAAATGGTTTTGCACCAGCGTTCAATTGTTTCGCTCGTTCACCTAAGATACGCGCTTTTTCGTATCGTGTTAACATAGGAAGGGTTTTATGCAACGGATCAATAGGTGTGCCATTGGCGTCTCTTACTATAACCGACATATTTACTATTTCGTCGTAATTATGGGACTGCATTTCCGGATGAAATTCGGATATAATATCTTTTCTGGTATTTTCATCAAATTTTTGTAGATAATCTTCATAATTATCCTCATCCGCATCGTCGTCAGTATCAGAAAACCCGATTTCATTGGTAGTCTGTATCCTATTAGCAATTTCACCTTCACTGATTGGTTGGTTATCATTAAATACATCGTCTTCGTCAAGTTCGTCATCGTCAAAGTCTTCGTCCTCTACTTCGTCGTCAAAGTCTTCATCCTCTACTTCGTCATCGTCAACCGGATTTACTTTGGGGTCCTTGCTAGGGAGGTCGACGGACGCATCGTCGTCGCCGCGCTCATCATCATAATCAACATTGTATTCGTCCGCGTCCATCTTAATTAGTTACTATATAAGTAGATAAAGTAGTTCTTCTAAATAATTATTTGTGTAATCAACTATTTCAATTTTCTAACAAAAAAATATTATCAAAATATCAATAATATGTAAACAGTTACTGTCTGTCATCCGTCTTCCAAACCATATCGCAATCTACACACATATATACGTACTTCATATTACCATTATCATATCTAAGATAAATAACGCCGTTCTCTGTTTTGCAGTCATTATTAGGACACTTCGTATTATACAGACGGGGCAACGTAGGATCTAATTTCGTATACTCATTAATCAAATTCTTGTAGTCTTGTTCACCCGAATTGAAATTGGTATTTAGTAGACACAATCCTTCTGTTGATATTGTTTCGTCTACATGATTGCAGTTGCGGCAGTAGTGTGTCAGTTTGTTTGTATTTTCTGGGTTAATTCCTATGTAATACATATTGTCGCATTTCTCGCAGAACTTCATATTATAACTTTTACCTATATATTATTAGTGTTTGATTGTTGCATTGAATTCAATTTTCTAGTAACTATGCATATTTATTCGTGTGGATTGTGGGGGGTATCCTAAACCTACCAAAATATGTATTTATCGTTCGGGCCCAATGAAAATCCTTGAAAAATTGAATACATTATGCTCACAATGTGCAACCAAAACGAATATCAATAATATCTATTATCGTACGTTCAATATATTTTAGTCTATATATTGAATTGTTCAAAGGTAATAAAAATGTCCTGTCAATATAACCCAAGTACGATGGATACACCCATCCCCCCGGTCGTCACCAAGGGTCTTTCACAACCAATTGTTACCAAATATGCAGGGTTTAATGATTTTATGATGAAACACCTTAAAAAGAAAGGGGACGTTACAACGAATAGACCGATTACTAATACACGCATTGGAGATAAAGGTGCACAGATATGGGGTGGGTCATACTCTATTTCGGAAGAGGAATATCCTACTTTCTTACAATTATATGCCAAGGATATATTGTCATCCGCCACCAAGAAGGAATATTTAACAGAAGTTCAATTGGATAATGATGGCCCTATATTGGTAGATCTTGATCTACGTCATGATCTTGAAGTCGATGAACGACAATACACGAAAGAACATATCGAAGACATGTTAGATATTTATCTAGAAAAGTTAAAGCCTATATTCCAGTTTGACGATGCCAGTAAGTTCAAGATATTTGTTATGGAAAAGCCTACGGTAAATCGTGTCGCTGAGAAGAATTGTACAAAGGATGGCATTCATATAATAATCGGATTAAAAGCGGATCGTATAGTCCAGTCCATTCTTAGAGAGCAGGTTATGCCAGAAGTAGCAGAAGCATGGGATGGTTTGCCAATTACAAATAGTTGGGAAGATGTATTTGATAAGGCCATTTCTGATGGCACCGTAGGATGGCAACTCTACGGGTCTCGTAAGCCGAACCATGAACGTTATAAGGTTACTTCGGTATACGAGGTTTGTTACGACGTGACTGATGGCGAATTTATGCGCAATGAGCTGTCTTTGTCTAAGTATGATGTTATTGCGAACATTAATGAGCTGTCCGTTCGAAACAAGAATAATCCTTCCTTCTTCTTGAAGAGCAATTTTATGAAAGTATATGATGATTACAAAAATAAGCACAGTGGTGGAAACAACAGTAAACATGTTCACCGCACGATTACCAATCGAACAGACGATATGTTTGCTCTTTATAATATAAATAGTTCAGCAGTAGCGAGCATCAGAACCAAAGAAGACCTCGATAGTGCAACCTCACAATTTGTTGATTCAATCGGCATTACTCATTATGAACTAAAAGATGCATACTATTATACCATGACCTTGCCAAATAGTTACTATGGTGAAGGATCCTATACCAAATGGATGAAGGTGGCTTGGTCCTTAAAAAACACTAGCGATAAACTGCTTATAGTATGGATTGCATTCAGTGCGCAATCACCAACATTCGATTATAGTTTGATCCCTGACCTATGTGAACAATGGCGTAAGTTTGAGGTAAGATCACAAAACGGTGTTACTAAACTGTCTTTAATGCATTGGTCTAGAACTGATGCACCAGAAGAATTTGAGCGCGTTCGATTAAATTCACTCGATCATTTCGTGAATGAAACGCTTAAAACGGGCGGTAAACCAGGTCAACGAGATAGCGGTGCAGGACCAGGTGATTTTGATATCGCCCGAGTATTACATCAGATGTTCAAACATGAATTTGTATGTACAAGCGTCGCAGGTAAGAGGTGGTTAAACTACAAAAACCATCGCTGGCAAGAGAATGATATGGGAACTACGTTGCGTCACCATATTTCGACTACCCTTCGCGATGTGTATCGCAATAAGGCAGTAGGCGGAATGCGTGTAAGCAACGATGACGCCAATTCGAACAGATCAACGGAGGATGAGCCAGTAGCTGAACAAGATGACTTTGAAAAGACGTTTTCCCATCGTATCCTAGCAATCTGTCAGCGTGCTGCAAAGACCAATGATAAAAATAACATTATGAGGGAAGCAATGGAGCTCTTTTATGATGGATCATTTATCAACAAGTTAGATTCCAACCCATACTTGTTATGTTGCAAGAATGGTGTATTTGACTTTAAAGAGAAGGTCTTTCGTCCCGGATATCCAGAGGACTATATTTCGATGTCTACCAATATTGACTATGTGAAAATCAATCCGTCAATCCATCAAAACACCGTCAATGAGATTACCGACTTTATGCACAAACTCTTTCCCGAACCTCAGCTATGTGAGTATATGTGGGATCATTTGTCATCAACATTACTTGGTACATCCACTAACCAGACATTTAATATGTATATCGGTGGTGGACAAAATGGTAAATCGGTCTTAGTCAACCTTATGGAAATTATTCTTGGCGAATATAAGGGGGATGTACCACTAACATTAGTCACTGATCGTAGAGGCAAGGTAGGTGGTCTTGCGCCCGAAATTGTTCAGTTGAAGGGAAAACGTTATGCAGTAATGCAAGAGCCATCGAAGGGAGATGTCATCAATGAAGGCATTATGAAGCAATTAACTAGTGGAAAGGACCCAATCCAAGGTCGTGCTCCATATATGCCTCAGACAATTTCGTTTGTACCTCAATTCAAATTGGTCGTTACATGCAACGTGTTTATGGGCATTAAGAGCAATGACCATGGCACTTGGCGCCGTATTCGCGCGGTTCCTTTCAAAGCACTCTTCACAGAAAATCCTGTAAATGACGACCCAGAGAAGCCCTATCAATTTCAGCTAGATAAGTCTATCGACGAAAAGTTCGATAGTTGGAAAGAAGTATTCTTGGCAATGTTAATCGATCGTGCCTGTAAGACAAATGGTATAGTGGGGGATTGTAACATTGTTATGGAGAAGAGCAACGAGTACAGGAAAAGCCAGGATTACCTTTCAGAATTTGCGAGTGATTGCATTCTTCGTGAGAAGAGTGGGACTATCCAGAAGAGTGAACTTAACAATGAGTTCAATCGTTGGTATGAAACCAATTATGGCGGCAGGGGACCAAGTCCAAAGGACCTGCATGAATATATTGATCGCATTTATGGTAAGAGTAGAAATGCCCGTTGGGTCGGTGTCAAGATTAAATATCAGGACAATGATGACGACGAAGAGGATGTATTGGACGATTATGATGATAATATCGATGAAAATCAACTATAATTTACTTTCATAACTTCAAAATATAATTTTGTAGATAAAAATTATATTTTTATTGCTCGTTGTATGGAACACCTTTAAATAAAGCCCATAAGTAAATAAACGTGTCATAAATGAATAGCTCGACATTTAAAATATAAAATGGATACACGGCTAATAATATTATTGCTCCACCAAGAACATATTTATTGCTTATATATTCATTTGAGTATGCTATAAATATAATCAAAAGTGCAATAACATAATACACATAGAACAATAAGGTGTGTACAATATCATATGTGTCAGTATTATTATATATATGGGTTGTTTTGAGCTCATCGGTGGTTAAGTCATTTCGTTTTTCGGTGAGACTTGTATATAATAATTCATTTTGATCTTGCATGTCTTTATAATACTTAATTTTTGTGTCTATGTTGTGTATTTTAGTTAAATTTTTCTTGTCATCTAACTTATGTGCGGTAGAAATTTCATTGCGATGTTCTTTGTCTCCCATCTCCAATATTGATTGAAGGTAGTCTCGTTCAACTATGAGTTCGTCCAATTCTTTTTGTAAGATGGGTATTTTCGCTTGTTCGATCAAGATTTTTCGTTTTAAGTCAGCTATTATACGCCTCCATCGCTCTTTTTCATTAAAGGCTATATTCCTTTTATTCGTTTCGTTATTCAATGCGGTTCTCAATCGTCGTACAAGTCTTTTGGCATTGTTAATTTGCGATCGTAAATTATTAATTCTTCTGTTCAATCTACGTATTTCCCCAAGTTGACGGATATAATTCCAAAATCCCATGTTGTCTTGCTGATTAGATATATATATTGTAATATAATAATGAAATGTACGGAAATATTACTAACGATACTAATGTTAATAACTTGATACGAATGTTTATATCATACTTTGTCTTATATACTAAATACGCGTATAACAAGAATAATAATCCATAGACGCTTATCAATATTATATTTAATTGACTAAAATAATCGGTCTGTTGTGTTTGGTATGCGACTTGCGACACATCGGTAGTGTGGCTTGTACTTAGAGTACGTATGTTATTTTTGAGGGAATTGTTCGTCTGGTTCATTCCTGCATAGATATTCATGTTTTGTTTTTTTGTATCATCTATGATTTCGCCTACTTCCTTTATCGTTTTTACATTGGTTAGAACCGATGTATATAGCAAAGATTTGGTTTCTTGCAAGGATTTATCTATATTAGATATATTAACGTTCTCCTCGCCAATTCGACTATTCAAATAAGCAACGGTCCCTTCTTCCATTGCCAAATCTGCTCTCTTTCGTGGATCATCTGCTTGATAATCACGTTTTACTTTATTGTGCCAATTACGATCATTTATCGTTCTGTTAATTTTATTCCTCGTGGAATTGGCCTTAGCGATTTCATTATTAATGCCACGATTTAATCTACCGATCTCTCTATTCTTTGCATTAATAGTAGGTTGTTTATTTGGCCAGACAAAAGGTTTTGGTTTTGAACTACTGCCGCCCATAATGTGTTTATTATATCTATATACACATTATATATAATTTTTATCTAACTACCTTACATTTACACTCGTCCATAACTCTCATATTCATTTGGGCTATTTACTAATAATGACGTGTTCTTCATCGCCTTGAACGGAGCAAATGCTTCCTTCTTATCCGGAGTTTCTGGTAAAGTTCCTTCTTGTAAATCACTTGGTACTTCGCTGGGGGTCAGTGCAACGCACTTAGACTTAGTCTGGCTCCATACAGTATCATCATTACAACAGGATGAACCAATGCATCCTGGTATATTAATCGAACCGAGTAAATCTCCTGCTTTGCCCGCAGCATTTCTATTTGCAGCCAAATCATCATCAGACGGCACGTTTAATCCAGGAAGATTTAATTCATTGTAGTTCAATTTACTTCTGCTAGATATAACAGAATAGATAAATAGACAATAAAGAACTCCTACAAGCAATGATATTAATATCAATAAAGTAATAATAATCGATGGAATAACTGGAAAACGTTTCCCAAGAAACGCTAAAACTATACAAACTACTAAAGTAATTACAACAGTTACCTTCATTCGTGTGTACTGGGTTTGTCTTAAACGGTAGCTCTCATTGAGATTAATTGCGCGCTTCTTACCCACAAGAGCATTATCGATACCTTGTTTTTTTAAGAGAAGACGTTCCTTCTCAGTATCAATTATGTCATATACTTCTTGTTGTTTATCTAAAACATCTTTGCTGGATATATTTGCATTCTTAAAATTAGTGTAAAGTTTATCTAATTCTCCTTGCAATGTCGTTATTTTATCACTCAATTCTGGATCATCTGATTTTACGGTGATGCCAGCAAGGTAATCCTTCTGAATGTCAATAAGTCCGGAGACATCTGTTACATTATTTGGTTGGTTAGGGGACGAACTTGCGAGTTGTGCCATTATACATTATAAAAATATTTTTATAATTTATTATGTTGTTGATGATTAGTCACGCGATATAAATATGCCCGCAATCAACAATGTCATTGCCGTTACTGTACCCAATGTATAAACAGTATTCGTTTGGTCAATCATATCATTAATATCATCAATTCTTACATCGACAGCCTTTTTCTTTAAAACCTCGGTGTCGTAATCTGTATCTAGGTACCCAGTATCAGGATCATTCATTAACTGATCACGCAGTCCTGTTTGGTTTGCGTTTGTAATATCATTCAAAGTAGAGTTAATGCCATTGTATTCGACATTTATCTTCTCTAAAAGTTCGTTATAATCGTTCTCAATATGTTTCATCGGAGCAATTTGATGCTCTTGTATCGCCTTTGACAAACCCTTTTCTGTTGGTTTTTCGCCATATTTGTCATTTACCTCCTTTGAACTTCGATAACCATGATTATCGAAGGTTTCTACCTTGTTCTTCGTCCCATTTACAATCTTATCTTGTAATGTTCTAGGCTTATTATAACTATCTTGCATTATATTACCATCGCCTAACTCGTATAGAGCGGGGGTAACCTCATAGGTCGAATAGCTTTGATAATTAGACGTATTCTTACGAGGTATCATTTTGCGTATATCGTTATCAGGTAAGTTCATTTCACTATCTCTTATATATAATTCAGATGATTTTATTCCAGACCCCGGTTGTATTGGAACAAATTGTTTTATCCCGGGTTGAGACCCGGTTTTACAATTCATCTTTCCGTCCTCGGTAACATAACTATAATAATGGTCACATGAATTATCTGTTATGCATTTTGCTTGACATTCACTATGTGTAGATACAGTAAATCCCCCCTCAGTGTTGCTAGGTGCATAATCGTCATATTTTATAAAGTTATTACCCATCGTAATATCGTTGCCTACAACATTCACCGGTTTTAATACACGTTTGTTATTGGTTACTTGACCAACGAACATTTTATCCATCTTGATATCAGCATCCGTTTTATACAAATAATAGTTCTCACCTCGTTGATTGTCTTTTAGAGTAGTATATTTGGTTCCGCCCTCTGTCTTGCCAGTGCATCCAGAAATGCTAGTCTTTATTACTAAATTCCCGTTTTCCGATATTTCCAACTTAAATTTGCCGTTTTCCGATATTAATAGTGTTTGATTATCCCATGCGGTTCTACGAATAACTCCACCTTGCATATTCCATTTAGTAGTAGGGCGCCAAGTGTATGGATCATGTGGATATAAAAAGTCTGGACGATTTAATACATTTCGCTCAGCTTTCCATTGAGGGTTTTCTATTGCACCTTTACTATCTACGGAAACCAATGCTTTTCCCCGTGCTAAAATATTTCCATTGTTATCTAACTTTAAGTTTTGTCGAGTATATCTCTGTTCAAATGTCCGTTTCTCCCTTGAACCAGCTTCAATCCAATGTTTCCGTGCGTAATTATTCCAATTTCTATAATTACTCCATCCACCGGCTCCTCGCATAAGATCTGGATATCGGTATAAATAATGGACAACCTCTGTTCCAGTTAAGCTATAATTAAATTGGTCTTGATCGATTGTATCACCAATTTGCTTTAATACCTTACCATTCTTTTCACATACAAATAATGCTCCATTCCTATAATAGGCATAATTAGTGGGTTTAATTTTACTTGCCTCACTACTTTCATCAAATGCACTCCACACAACCTTGTAATTAAATGCATTTTTGTCACTAGACAGTTCCGTGTTAAGACTATTTGACGTGTCTGCAATATAACAGTTATATAATCCCTGTCTTGATAATTCGGGCGTACTCTCTACCAAAGAATAGTATAATGTATTATCTTGTTGATTAAATTCATTTGTAACTAACTGTTCCATTGACCAATGTCTATATCTACCATTACTATCTGGTCCATGAACATGAACATGGACGTTATGTCCACCCCAATTTTCACCAAATTGTATACGCAGAGGGTATGTTTTGCCTCGTTCTAATTGTATGTCATCGCGTTTCCATCGCATACCATGTAACCCACCATTGTTTATATTCGCATTTCCAGGGACGTAATTTTTTATAGCATTCTTTCCTATCCACATATAACTTGCATCATCACTTACTGTCCAAAATGACCATCTGCCGGATCCCGCTGCTTTAAATGTTCCGGTCCATTCTACTGAATATTGATGTTGATTGCCATGTGGTTTTGTTATATATCCATTTGTACTTGTTGTCACATCCTTAAACGATTTTGCTATGCCAGACGATAGTACCTTTGCCGTATCAAAATGTTTGGTATTGTCCGCGAAATACCCCTGTACAACCTTATAGTTCATGCCAGATACATAATTAATCTTTGGCTTTTTTTCCATGTAATCTTTCCATGATTTCGAACTTTGTACCATACCAACATTCAACCTACACGACTCTTCTGTGTGTAGATGGTTGTCAATTGGCTTCATTGCTACCGTTGATAGATTATCATATTCTGATACTGCCATACACTTGTCTGTGTCTATATTTGCAATGTTATTACTATTTGGTACAAAATATACTAAATCATAATCCTTTTTGATATCTTTAATCGCCTGTTTTAATTCAACACCATTTTCTTTGAAATCTTTACTTGTAGTTGTATCTGTCATATCAGGCTCTTTATAATAGTATACAGTAGTATTATAAAAAATTCTTATTATTTTGCAATAATATTGGCATAAAATATACCGGTAAGAAGTACATAACCTATAACACCATATATTAATGCACTGTCAAGTGTGGTTGGATTAACCTTAATCGAGGGTTCCATAATATGGTGTCCTTGTTCTCTCTCGTTATTGTCAAACGACTTCACATAACTAGTCTCATATTGCCCATATTGTTTATCATACATATTAATACCATCATATTGAACATTCGCATCATCGTCATGTTCTATTTCAGTACAACGACCTAGGGTAATGAATGTTTCACTCTTTGCGTTTGGATTATTGCCGATCATCGTAGTTGCAAATAAACCTAGTTC